TCAACCATCATATCATCACATTCACCTACAGGACCTTGCGGTGTTGGCAAAGTTAATATAATACCATCATAAAAGTTATAATCAGAATAGTCACGAATTCCATCATCTAATATATTCATATCAAGAGGTGGGTCTAATACTGCCACATCGTATGTTTCATTTTGTGATAAACCAGCGAATACTGCTTTACCTACTACGCCATATCCTACTACTAAAAATCTTCTTACCACTCTATCCATCGCTCATTACCTTTTCTAAACCTTTTTTCTTTTTAACTTTATCAGCTTTATCAAACTCTTTAATTTGAGTATCGACTTCTCTGATTTTAGATATCTTTTCACGAAGTGTATCTAGGAATGACTGGTCAATAGGACTATTCATATCAATAGCAGATACGAAGTCTTCTATATTGGCTTGCTCCATAAATTTAAATTTGATATCAGCTTGTTTCTTTTCCTTTACGATTCTACGTATAAAAGCAAAGTAAGCTATTTGTGTAAAATAAGAAAATGCATTAGGCTTACCGGTTCTCGTGCTTGCATCTATTCTATAATTGTATATTGCTTTCAAACAATTCTCAACTCCATCCATAACCATTTCATCTCGATATGTATATCTTACAAAGTTTGGTTTATGGGAAAGACCTTCACATATTTTCATAAAACATATTGCAATATAATCTGGTACTACTGGGTTTTTGTCTCCCCTTCCTTTAGCATCATTTGCCTCGGTCACATAGTCAACGACAGCATATGAAAACTGTCGGTTATTTACGTAATGGGGTTTATCTCTAGGTTTAATTTTTTCAGTCATAATATCTCCATGTTGTATACATTATATCATATAATGCCTAATTGTACATACTAAACGCTAAAAGATGAGCCGCATCCGCATGTTGTTTTTGCATTAGGGTTACTTACTTGGAATCTTGATCCCATTAAGTCTTGGACATAATCAATTGCTATGCCTTGTAAATATTGATAGCTCATAGGGTCTACCAATACTTTCACACCATTTCTTTCAATTTCGTAATCACCATCAATTGTATTTTCATCTAACTTAAAACCGTAATTAAAACCTGAACATCCACCACCTGATATGTAAACACGAAGACTTTCGTCTCCGGTAATCATTCCAGCTACTTGGTTTATGGCATTATCAGTTATTTGCATATTTATTTTGCTAAAAGTATGTACAAAGCCGCAAAACTATGATATAATAAGAACTGTGTTCTGCGGGGGAATAGTATTAATGGGTTGTGGCGTTACCCTTTATCATATTTGTTTGTTCTACTAAACGATCCTTCTCATGATGAATATCATCTAAAATAATCTTCATGTAATGAGCTTTAATATCATTTGATATATCAGTGTGTAATAAAACATTATATGACTCAAGGGTGTGTAAGTTATCATTAGAAAATGGTAACCAAGGAGTTAAAACAAAATGGTTATCCGGTTCTGTAATTATTTTCATCGGTTCTTCAATATGATGTAATGTACCATTATCACTCCTCTCATCAATAGTATGAGTATATGCTATAATGTTCTCTCCATTAACGAGCTTGTATAACCTTACTGGTAGGTCTTCTATCTGTTCTGGGAATTTCTTATTCATTCTGTTCATATACGTATTTATAATAATTTAACTTCGTGAATCTTAAATTTAAACTTTTCTTTGCTATATATTTTTATTCTCTCACCAGAGTGGTTCAAAGTATAGTTCTTATTAGATTTCCAATGTAAGTCATCCGCTAAATCATATATCTTAGTATCTAAATCACTCTTTCTTAATCCTCTACCAATACTTTGCAATACTCTTATTTGACTCTTACTAGGTGAAGCAAATATAATATTATGAAGATTAACTATATTAATTCCTGTAGAGAATGTACCATACGAACAGACTAATATAGCATCCTTCTCTATCTCTGTTATAGCTCTAATTTCTTCACGCGTATCTGCAGGTGTCTTACCACTTACATAAAATACTTTTCTTTTACCTATTCCCCATAATCCTTCTGCGGCTGCATTAATCATTCTAAATAATGGTTCACCATGCTTTTCTACATATTGAAATAGGATTAATGTATTACCTTTTTGGTCTAAGGCTAAATTCTTAATAAATTTATTTCGCGCTTCACAAGAGACTATATAATCTATTTCCTCTTGATATTTCATACCACTTACTAATTTGCATGCTTCTTCTTTATGCTTTAATAATAATATATCAATCGATATATTTGCTAGGTCTCCTCTATCAATCAATTCTTTAGAGGTTGTGATGTTTTTATTTGGTCCGAATAGACCTTCTAAAACAAGCTTATGTGTTTGTGTACCATCAAGAGTACCTGTGAATCCAAATCTATATCGAGCCTCAGTACATTTAGTAAGTATGCTTGTTAGAGACTTAGCCTTAAAGTTATGTGCCTCATCACCTATAACCATACCGAACTGTTCAAAATATCCTTTTTGCATTTTGTATATAGATTGCCATGTGGATATATACACTCGTTTAGTCTTATGGCCTTTATCAAGTCCTGCCATAATCTCATGACAATTCTCAGTTACAAAAAAGTCGTCATCAAACTCACAGTACTTGCAGAAGTCTGTATACATTTGTCTAACAAGGGAAGTGGTAGGTACAATCAATAATACTTTATCTTCTTCACGAGCTAAAAAATATCTCATAAGGAGATATATTATTAATGATTTACCTGAAGCTGTGGGAGATACTAGAAGACCTGACCTCGTTCGAATACCATGTTGAATAGCTTCTAACTGATAGTCTCTTAGTATATGTGGTATTGGTAATGTTTCAAGCCAAGACATGTCATCATTATATACAAATCCTGGATGGTTATATTTTAATGTTTCTTTATTGGTCCATACATCAAGCTTTATATCTCTATCTTTACAAAAAGTTTCTATATAACCAAACAATCCAGCATAGATAGATTGGTCACGTAAATTAAGTAGACGAATCTTCCCATCCCACATTTTGTTTCTAAATTGTGGCATGAACTTATAACCAGGAACAAAGAATGTAAAATACTCTGCTAGTTCTTGTATGATTCCTTTATCTTCACAATCAACATAGATAAAAGCATTATCTTTTACTTCAACTTTTATATCACATATAGGCATTTTCTGTATTAGTATGATCAGTCACATCTATTATTCCAGCAATTTCAGGATAGAGTCCTATTAGTTCAGATTCTATTCCGTCTTTTAATGTTATAGCTACTGAACTACATCCTTGGCATCCTCCACCAAAATTCAAAACAACATTTTTATCTTTAGTAATTTCTACTAATTCACAATACCCACCATGAGAAGCCAGTCTAGGACTAATCTCAGTCATAAGTGTATATTCTATTCTATCTTTAAGAGGCGAATCATCTTTAGGTGCATCGCCCTTAGCATTTGGTGCAGTGATAGTAAGTTTTTTAGATGTACCATCTATCTTTAATGCAACATCAGCATCCTTTAAAGGTTCAATATATGTTACAGCAACATAGACATCAAATCCTTTATAAGGAAATTTCTCATATTTCTTATGCATGTCTGCTGGTCTACAGAAATTAAAAGTAACATTAGCTCTAGGCGTTCCAGCCATTTCAACCTCTACTTTTAATCCTAGCTCTTCACCTTGCTCTTTAAAAAGGTCAGCAATATATTGTTCAGCTTCTTCTGATATAGTAAACATTAATTTCTCTCCTTTGCTAATTTAATAGCGAATTCTAATGCAGTCATTCCATCAGGATAGACTACGTCTCGTGGTGCTTTCTTTAATAATTCTTCTGCTTCTTTAATTAATTTCTCAAATTTTTCTTTTTCAGCACAAGGCTTTCTCATGTCACTGATTATATTATTGTAATTTATGAGTAAGAGCTCTAATGTTTTTCTACTAAGCACCGGCCTCGAAACTCCGCCATTTAATTATGTTACCAATATTTTGGTGTCGCCATCTTATAGTATTCATAATTTCCTCCAGTGTTTCGACTAAAATCTTTTCTACTTCTAATAATGCTTGTGCTCTTTGGATATCAGTATCAGCATCATAATAATAATTCATATCACCTTTAAGTGGTTTATTAAGACCACCAAATGGGTCATACTCCCATTTAAATCTATCTATTTGGTCTTTAGATAATTTACCATTATAGTAAAGCCATTTATCTTTAAGTAATGTCTTATACTCTAACTCACGTTTCTTACGTGTCATTTTAG